CCTATAGGGTTTTTTTAGTAACCGATATCTGGTCTTCCAATACATCGTCTCCGGGTTTATATTTGGTTTGGTGTGGATTCTTCAACTTTTGTAATCTCCCCATTTTTATACCTTGTCATGACTTCCTTCAGATTTTCTATGTATGTATCCCCCGAGTTAGAATGTTTTAAAGTTATGGTATCTTTAAGCTTATCGTATTCTATTACTTCATATGAAGCATTATCTTCAGATCCATACATAAGTTTATCTCCAATTTTTATATTAGATAATCGCGGTTCAGAATTAGTTAACTTGGTAAACAAATCACCAGTAGTTTTAGTAGGATCAAAATTTTGAGTAACTCCCTTCTCATCTTTTATGGTTATTTTGGTAGGATGTGAGTCGATTACAGTAAATGTATTACCGGAGTAATTACCTTTGAGTTTATCTCCAATTTTTATATTAGAGTAATGGTTTATATTAGAGTTGAAATTCTTTGGTGGTTTAGAATCCAAAACAGATATCTTCTGTCTTATGCCATCATATAGGGAGGGCTTAGACTCTTTCTTAAAATATGCTCCCATTTTAATATCATTTACCCAAGCATGTACGTTATTTGAGAATTCATGTCCAGTGTTTGTGTTTTTAACAGTTGCTCTATTTCCCTTAATATCTGTAAAAAGATATTCCGTTCCTGTATAATGTCCAATATATACATCTCCCACTTCAATATTGTATTTTCCTTTCCCTTTGGTTACTTTTATTGTACCGGCCTTGAGTTTAGTATTCACCCAATTTTTAAATATATTATATTTACCAGTGGTGTTTTCGGACTTGGTATTAGATCCTTCATAAACATCATATGATATAATGATTGAATCGTATTTTACGTTTGGATCTTGTTCTATATTAGAAATGATTATTTTAATAGTAGTTTTAGTTATTATAGATTCATATTCTAAAACATCCCCCACATCAGGCGTATAGGTATCGGGGGTATTGGTATCGGGGGTATTGGTATCAGTTAGTTTATTACCAAAATCTAAATCTATGGGTGGTAAACCAAGAATGGTTGCGGGTGCTGGTTTTTCCAATTTTATTTCCTTTTCCCATGTGGTTCCAAGTTTGTTATATAAAATTGGTAGGGCCATGGCCTTAACGGTTCCCGAGCTTTTACTTAAAAGTTTGTGATAACTATCTGTATTGGCTTTATCATCCAATGCTTTTAAAATCCAAAAATAACCTCCTTTATAATAAGATGTCAGTTTGTTGAATACCGTATCTGTGTTGTGTTGTAGATCATAAATGTGGTCGATGGCAACACCCATCGGTTTTTTGGTAGATTTTTGTTTAGTCTTATCATCCTTTACGGAAGTGTTGATTTGATCGGCTTCATTTAACATCAACCATCCTTTACATATATTAGCCCATGCCTTACCACCATAAGAAGTTGCCCAAGTTCCATAATCGTAAAGATATTCACACATCTTTACGAAATCCGCCGTGGATAGACCAGTTTGTTCTATGGCATAGTTCGCGGCTTTATATGATATATTTCGACCTGCATCATTGCTCTTTTCGGATTGGGGGGTTCTTTTAACAGATGATGGTTTTTTAACATCATACAAATTCATGAGTTCTTCCTTATCAATAAGACTCTTACCATGAAAGTTTTTATATTTTAACCAATGCTTGTACAACTCCACATACTTAGGGTGTTCATTTAGTAAGGTTCGATTTAATTTGTTTACTTCAGCATGTCGAATCTCCGCACATATGGCATAGAACACCGCATTCAATAATTCTTCCCTTAAGGCAGGATACAGATTTTGAACAGCCGAACGAACACTGTCCTCCAAATCCGATGGTAGATCACGAAAATTCTTTGATGGTTGGTCCAATAAATAGTTCAGATAATCCAATACATAAAAATCATACATTGTAAGAGACTTATCTTCAGGCATTTTATATGTATAAAATCTTTCCTCCAGAACCCGAATATACATATCTTCAAACCTTTGCATAGCATTATTTAATGATTTATCTAAATATTACCATGATAACATTCTCCAAATTCTTTCAAGAAAGCGTAAATTATCAATTAGATGATTTTTCCGACAAATGGGAACAGGCGTTGACATCATCAGAAGAATTGCGTGTTGGATTAGACCTAATGAATAAAATAGTTGATCTTTTTCCAACAGGAGAGATTTATATTGTGGGAGGAGTCCCAAGGGATTTGCTTATGGGAAATTCTATTGATGATGTTGATATGGCTACAAATATTCCATTTGAAGATCTATCAAAACATTTTGAATTGAGAAATATAAGTAAAAACGATACACAGCCCGTGTATACAATTCTATATGGAGATTATGCATTCGATCTTGCCAAGTTTAGGGAAGATTCCCAAACCGCAATGGGAAGACAGAGCAATGTATCAACCGAAGTGGACAGTTTTGAAACCGATACCAAAAGAAGGGATATAACGATCAACAGTTTTGGATTGGATCATAGTGGAAGGATCGTTGATTACCAAGGGGGATTACAAGATCTACAGAATGGGCTAATCCGAGCCGTAGGAGACGCTAGGGAGCGTTTCAAGGAAGATGCCACTAGATTACTCCGTGTGTTCCGTTTCGCCGCTAAAATGGATTTTGATATCGAACCAGAAACTCTAAATGCTGCTAAGGAATTAAAACATTTGTTATTAAATCCCAATTTGATATCTCAAGAAAGCATTTCACAAGAAATGTATAAAGCTGCTAAGTCCGGTAGAACGTTATCCAACTTTTTATATAAATTACAAGATGCTGGAATTTTACATGACATACTTCCAGAATTTACAGATATGGAAGGATTTGATCATGATCCTGCACATCACCCGGAAGGTGATTCCCAAGTTCTAGGACATATTCATGAATGTCTAAAAGCTTCACCATATAGTGACCCCGTTATCAATTTAGCGGTAATGTTTCATGATTTTGGAAAAGCAACCACAAGAGGAACTAAACCAAACGGGTTTAGTAATTATCATGCTCATGAAGCAGCAGGAGTTCCCATCGTTGAAAATATTTTCAAGAGATTGCGTTTTGCCAAGTTGGGTCCAGATGATAAAAAAAATATACTAGCTGCGGTTGCAAATCATATGTATATACATGGACTTGATAAGTTAAGTCTTAAAGTTTTGAGACGTATTATACACAATCCCGCTTGGGAAACTATTAAAGCTGTAGGATATTGTGATGAAGCTTCCCGTGGTCCCGGTTTGTTTAATAAACAAGCGTTCTTAGATAAGATTGAGAGAGCAGAAGCTAAACTGGCTACCGTTCCCGGTGGAGCAGATGAATTGAAAAAACAAATATCCGTAGTTATTAATGGTAATAAAATGATGCAATGGTTTCCACAGTTTCAAACCGATAGAACCCAAATAGGAAAGTATCTTCCTAAGATACAGGATTGGGTGGCAGAAATGCTATTGAATAGCAAGGAAGTCACGGAACAAATGGCATATAAGAAAGCTAAACAGATGGTTCCTAAATCATAACTCTTCTAAATTTATCTTAGGACGATTTTCTAAAAAGTCAACAATAATGTCACCGTGACAGGATTCTTTTCTAGTGCAAACACAAGCTATTCGTTTTCCACGAAGTTCTTCACATGCTTCCTGTAACTCTTTATTACTATAAAAATATTCTTTAAACTTTTCTACAGACTCTTTTCGAGAATTTGTTTTATATAACGCTAGAGTATTTTCCTTATGTGAATAAGGATTCGAAAATTTACTAGGTCTTGTTATAAGAATATCATATGGCTCATTCCAATTTACTCTCTCGGTCATTGTATGATGATAACCAAACGGTGGTAATTGTCAAGGATCTTATTAAATAGTTGTATGTATGTATCCCGTCATAGTATAGCTAATCTCTATAATGCTAGATTGATTCGTGAAATGGATGAACGAATAATCGACTATTTGGATGAACATAAAGAGGATCTACCGTTTTCACATATTTTCGGAGATGAAGATTTGAGAATAATTATTCCAATTTTCAGTGATCCAACTGCCAAGGATATTATTAATGCCTTAAAGAGAATTAAAGATTATGGTGGTATAGATTTAGATTCAGGAGAATTAATACGTAAAATCAAATTGGACCCAAAACATGGGGGTGGAGAAAAGGAACAACGAATAAAACTTGGTTCGGCTATATCTAAATTAAAATTAACTGATGATGATAAGAAAAAATATCTGGATTGGCTTGCAAGGTATAAGGAAAATTTAAAAGATACTCTAGGAACATCCAAATATAGTATCGTTCTTTCCCGTGCTCCAATTGATGTTGTTCGCATGTCTGACCATGATAATATAAAATCTTGCCATGGCCAAGGAAAGGAATACTTTCAATGTGCGGTTCAGGAAGCAATCAATGGTGGAGCAGTTGCATATATAGTGGAAGCGGAAGATCTGGAAGAATTTTTAAATAATGGAGAGTCTTTACAACAAGATGAAATATTTGTTGATGAAGAACGCCATGGGGACAGATTTGATTTGGAACCAATATCCAGATTAAGAGTTAGAAGATTGGAAGTAGATGGTAAAGAATTGGCCATACCAGATGATAGAGTATATGGTAGTTCGACCATTCCCCAATTTTACGAAAGTTTGAAGGCATTTCTAAAAGAAAAACAGCCAATAGATCTGGAAGAATTCAAAGCAAGTGATTGGAAAAAAAGAGGAGGAACATATTACGACAATAGCATTTTGGGGTTGGTTAAAAACTATTACGATATTGGAGATGATGTGGAACATAGAATTCCCCAATATATAAATCATTATGATTCAGATAGAATAGCTGAAGTCGGAAGAAATCGTGAAATAAAAGAATTATACAATAATTTAGAAGAGGAATGTGAACAACTTAAGAATTATTATAACAGTCGAATGAAATACTGTAAAGTTGATTATGATGTTTCGTGGGATGACACCGCATACTGTGTGGGGGAAGCCTATGCTGAAATTACTTTTGATTATACTGGAATAGATTTCAGTAATATTGGTTTAAAGCTGGACGACGAGGGGGATTTTTCAAAGGCAAAGGATGGAGAATATGACGATGATATAATTTGGTCAGGATTGATGTATTGGTTAGATCAAAATGTTGCTAGTATAGTGGATATTCGTGCTCTATCTTTCGTAAATAATAAATTAGAAATTTCTTTTAGTTCAGAGAGTGTGTTTTTTGATTCTTCTGAATACGAGGAATACTGTAGGGGGGTTGACGAATTTGATAATAGTATATTGGAAGCATTTACAGAACCAAATGATTGGGTTAATATTTTCGAGGAGATTGGAATCATCCAATCGTCTAATGAATTCTTAAATAAGTTGGTAGAAAATGGATCAGAAGATCTCACATATCATGATGGGAGAGGAAATAGGCATGTTGAATGGGAAATGATAGTTGATGGAATAACCCAAGAAACATATGAAACTTATTCAGACCCCGCATCATTTAATGGTATTCCCAATATATCTAGAGAAGTGTCTTTTATAGGTGATGAATTTGGTAAAATGGTTTTTAATTATATTAGGGATAATTATGACACTTCTCCCAAAATAGATAATCAAAAAACATTCAACAAGTTTTTTGAATCTTATTATAGTTTAACTATAGATTCAAGCGATAGACAATTATTATATAATAATGATTTAAATGATATTCTTATAGAAATAGAACCAAGATGGAAATATAACACTCAAGTTATTTTATTTACATTAAAATTAGAAGTGGAAGAATTTAGTGAGTCGTCTGTAAATCTAATTCTATTTTTAGACAGTCGTTTAACAGATTTAAAAAATATGGCCAAATTGGCATATTTTTCAAAAAATAAATACATATTAACGAATAGTCCAAAATATAAAATTCTTTTTCAAAATCTGAAAAGAGTATATGGAAAATATTTAAATTAATCCCTACCGTGAATGTAGATGTGCATTACATCTAATATGTGATCAAGTAACCAGCATATTGCTGATGAATATAACGCTAATGATAAAGCATATTCCATTGAGAATGGCCCAAAAAGTATCACTTTCCAAAACCCTATGTGAAAACCTATACAAAGTGAGCATGATAGTAGTTCGTTAAAAAATTTTATTTTCTTTAGGGGATTTCTGATAAAGTTTAATATAGTCGCATATTTTATTATGAAACAACATCCAATAAGAGAAAAACTTAGGAAAATTAAATCAGCCAAGGATTAACTTTTCCCCCTTTAAAGTTTTAACCCCATCTGATATAAGTTCAGCTTCTTCTTGCTTCACCTGTATCTTATTACCATTATCATCTGTTATTTCAACAAATCCATTACCTAGATCTGTAACAGTGGGACATCCCTTTTTTCCACAACACAATCTTACGGTGTTTTTATTTTCGCGCTTAATCATATCTTATATTTAGTATGATGTATTTATTTTTCAAATATATTTCCTATAATTTGTAATGTAGTAATGTTCCCAACATCAACATTATCTGCCCAATAATCATCCAAGTCTTCCATATCGTTCAATACCCATCTTCCAAATTGATATTCTACGATCATATCACCATTATCCTTATGCGATGGATAAATTAATTTATCCCCTTCATATATTGGATTTTTATTTCTATCATATAATTCTGTGAATTTTTGTATAATACAATTAGATTTATCAGCATTTACAAGTTCACCATCCATTATTTCATAGTAAAATATTTCCCCAAGACCATTAACAAACCATTCGTCGGAAGATACAAAACATCCCAAGCTTTTATTCCATATTCTAAATTTCATAATTTTAATTTTTTTATAATATTATTTACCTTTGCTTAAGACTTCTAATTTGACCGATGTAACTCCTTGATTTTTAAATCCTAATTTATCCGCCACTCCTATAGTTACATCAATAATTCTCCCCTTAATGAATGGTCCACGGTTATTAATAGTGACGACTTGTGCCTTTCCATTTTTTAAATTTGTGACCTTTACTTTGGTTCCAAATGGTAATGTTTTATGTGCTGCTGTATTTGAATAATTGTTGAGTTTTTGCCCACTGGCTGTATGAGTTCCACCATTACACGCTATAGAATACCATGAGGCTTTGCCTTGTTCTTCCGCATATACTTGCATGTTTAACATTAGAATCGTAATTATTAATAGAAAAGTTTTCATAGTATGTATTTATATCACCAATATTCGTTTTGTCAACCCGTTACACACTAAATATTAATATGGAAAAACCTCAATCCCCCGATAAAACCCTTATTAACGACTGGACAATCCGAATCGTTGGATTAACTATGTCTGTAGCTATAGCGATAAGCTCTTTCTTTTTGAAAGAAGCATGGTATAAAATATCAGATCTTGAAAAAAAGGTAAATACTATAATGATAGCCGCTGCGGAAACCAGTGGTAATAGATTCACATCCACTAATTGGATTGATGCAAAATCCATACTGGATAGTGAACGTTTGGCTCAAGATCGTAGAATTATGAGATTGGAAGAATCCGTTCCTGTGATAAAAGAATCTCTATTGGAAATCAAACAAACATTAAGGAAACAGAGTGATGAATAAAAGAAAATATAGTAATGTTAAGAGACACCTATCAGTGAGCAGTGTCTTGTTAGCCGTGTTTATAATCTTTGGATGTGCTCCAAAAACAACACCCCCATCCATAATTCCCCCACCACCAGCAAAAATCGAAAGCGTTGCACCTTCTCTGAGAAAAGTATCTGATGGTATAGATAGAACTATTGAAACTAATACTAAAATAGATACAACCATCAAACAACAAAGGGAGACAGTTCTTCGACAAAAAATAAAAATATCCGAAACAATTACTAAAGTTGAGAAATTAAGGGAGAAAGTTTTAGCGGAACAATTAATAAAAGAAATCGAAGTTGTTGAAATCATCAATGATTTACGAACAATAGAACAACGCAATCTATTTTTAGAAACCCAAAATGGTGAACTGGAAAATATTCGAAAAGATCAAGCTGCTATTTTAAAAATGACGAAAGAGGATGCATCCATAACCTACAGAAAGTTAATGGATAAGGAAAATGAAGCCAATGAATTGAGAAATCAAAATACATTTCTGGCTACCAATTTAACCACTAAGAATCAAGAAGCTGAAACTCTTAAGAAAAATCTGGAAAAGGAAAAGGTAAAAGCTGCAAAAGCTTCTGTCTATAGAAACTGGATATTTGGTTTGGTTGGTGGATTTGTCTTATGGATTATCATAAAAAATGTTCTCATGGTTTATTTTCCAATGACTAAATTTAGAATCTAAACTAAATAGTGATATGGTAAATAAAAAAGAAAAAGTTGTTACTCCTGTAGCCGAACCCGAACAAGTTGGTGTTAATAAGGATTGGTTATATGTTGGTGGTGCAGCCGCAGGGTTTTTTGCATTACTAAAAGGTGCAGGATGGATTGATCAAAATTTTGATTTTTCCGCTATATTCAATGTTGTAGACTTTTCCATAGTAGTGGCGAAGGTTGCTTTTGCATCCGCTCTAGCTTGGACTGTTAAGAAGTTTATCTTTAAGAATACTTTGGGTAAAGACTTCGGTGATACATTTGATACTGGTTGGAATTCCATGACAAGCATCGAAAAAGCAAGATGGATTTTGGTGATATTCTCTGTAATGTTCACCACCATTATGGTAACGTTGCAATGAAAAAAATATTAATATATTTTTTATTAACTATTGTATTATACGGAAGCACTAATCCAAATGATGTTATATCTGAAGGGTTAACAATTCCCGTATCGCAAAAAGCCATAGACCACATTATATACTACGAAGTTGGTGGTAGATCCTATTATAACTCAAAGTATACTAAACCAATGGTTCCTGCATGGCAGACGACCTCCAGCGGGGTCACTGTCGGCTTTGGATTTGACCTAGGTTACAACACCCCGAAACAGATAGAGGACGCTTTTAAGGGAATTCTAAGCGATTCCGAAATAAAGGCACTACAAAGTGTTTCTGGATTGAAAGGTAAGAATGCTTACTATAATGGATTACCAAAAGTTAAGAATTCTGTTGTATTAACTTACGAACAATCAGAACAAGTCTTTAAGAAGGATAGCCTTCCTAGATTTGCTAAACAAACATCTGATGCTTTTGCTTTAAGAAAAGATCGACTTCACCCACATTCCAACGGTTCATTGGTTAGTCTTGTATTCAACAGAGGACCATCTTTAGGTAGTTCTGATTCGAGAAAAGAAATGAGATGGATAAAATATAACATATCCACTGGTAAAGAAAAGGATGTCCCATCTGATATTAAATCGATGAAGCGTCTTTGGAACTATACTGCTCTCAAAGGATTGCATCTTAGAAGAGATGCCGAAGCTAAACTGTTTCAAGATGGTTTAGATTCTAAATAATTTTTCCTCTTCTTATCCATTCCCTAATTTTGGGTCTGACAAACACACCACGCTTATCCCAGATCGATACAAATTTGGTAATGTCTGGAAGAAAATAATCAGACATTATATATTCTCTTAATTCTCCAAGAGCGGCACCATCCTCATATGAGTTGGTAGAATTTATCAGATTGCGAAATTCATTACAATCTACACATGTTTTATATGATTGTCCCTGACCATCCCATACTCCAGAACAATAGTGATATCGTTCTTTATAAAAGATAATTCCACCACACTCACAACATTTATGTGGTTTTCTCGATATTCTCCATTTTTCACAGTAAGCTTGTGGATATTCCATAATTTTATATTAGTTTTCTGAGTTCCGTGAGGAAATCGAATCCCCCTTAAGTGATTTGCAATCACTCACATAACCAATCTGTCAACGGAACATTGTGAGATTAAAAAGTGTGCTGTTACGCCAAATACTTGAGGCTTAGGAACCTACTTGTCGCCACTATCCTATGTTCTCTAGTGGTTGGGCTTGATGACCCTACGACGACTCTTGTTTATCCACAGGCACATCATCAGTATGTTCTGTTACCGAACTGGCTGACATATCGCACCATCATGGCAATGCCGTAACTCTTTAAATGATGGCTGCTTCTAAGCCGACATCCTTAATAATCTCATGCACCAAGAGTAGGATTCGAACCCACAGTGGAACTTTCGTTCGGCGGATTTGGAATCCGCTCGCTTCAACCATTCACGCATCTTGGTATGTGGAGATGACAGGAATCGAACCTGCGAACTCTTCATTGCAAATGAAGTGCTTTAACCAACTAAAGCTGCATCCCATTATTTTTTATATTTATCATATAACACTTCAAACAATTTAGATCCAAGTTCTTGTCTTGCTCTAGTATCAGATACAAAAGAATCCACATTGACAATATTTGGTTTAGCATCAGCTACACCTTTTACCATTTTTAGTGCTGCTATAATGTCTTGAGCATCGTCATCTCTGGTGTCTTTTTCAAGAACCACTGTTATTGCGTTGTATCTATCTGACATGGTTGTATTATATTTCGGTTTTAATCAATGTCAAGCGGGTGCGGTAGGATTTGAACCCACGGACAGGCTACTAACCCATCGTCCGATTTCAAATCGGATGCCATAAACCAGACTCGACCACACACCCATATGTAGAGGGGGAGGGAATCGAACCCTCACTAGCAGATTCAAAATCTGCTGTGCTAACCGTTACACTACCCCTCAATTTATTCCAAATCCATAGAAGCATCAATCGCTTCTCTTAATGTTTTTCTTGTTGTTCTCCCTTCTTTTGGGGACCAAACACTCCAACATGGATATTTTCCATCCATTGATGGATGACCTATAAATTTATAACAATTTATATTATTAGCAAGCCAATCCAATCTTACAGTATCGGTAATTTCTCGTAATGCTACCCATGGTGATGGACTTTCACTGCAATTACATTCTTTATTTGAGTCATTAAAAATATGACCACATCTCATACATTTCCAGTTCATGGTTTAGTCATCTGATATTTCTTTTATTTCGTTAACCATTATTTTAACACTACTCGCAAAATAGTCAAGCTGTTCCACGGTTTCAAATTTTAAAATAGTGTTATCATAAAAGAGGAGAATACATTTTTCATAACAATCTCCCTCGTCATCATATAAATTTTCAACCCAACTTGTTTTCATAATGCGGAACATGACGGATTCGAACCGACGATAACCCGCTCGACAGGCGGGTGCATTAAACCACTATGCTAATGTTCCATTTAATTTAATGTCCCTTGTGTCGGAATCGAACCGACCTACTGCAAATCTTCAATCTGCCGCTTGGAACCAACTCAGCTACCAAGGGTTATGTAGCTAGGGTCGGATTCGAACCGACACTGTATGCGTTCTTAGCGCACTTTCTCTACCATTGGAATACCTAGCCTTTTGTGGGAAATAGGGGAATTGAACCCACTGTCTTATGATTCGTATTCATATGTTCTTCCGTTATACTAATCTCCCTTATATATTCTTTTAAATCATTGGAGTTGCCCCAATTGTTTGAATGTGGTTGGAGTGAACTTCACCCACAAACAAATAATTGTCCTCTAGAAATAAATCATATTGATGGAGACGCTGAAAATTGTATTGAGGATAATTTAGAAGTAATATGTCCAAATTGTCATTCTTTAACTCCAAATTTTAGAAATTTAAATTCTAATAGTAAAAGAATTAGAAAATAAGAGCTTCAGGTCAGATTCGAACTGACGGTGTGGAATACCATATTACAAGTATGGTGCTATCGACCACTAAGCGACTGAAGCAAATCTACCGTTTTACCATTAAACTAACAAGGCTAATTAAAAATATCTATTTACAGTGTTTGTGAAAATTTTGGAAAGCTGTGGAGAAATCTTAAATCGCTCTTGATTCAATTCAATGGATTTATGAATGTTGCCATTCTTATTTCTTTTGGTAGCAGCCGCCCAATCCGACAACATTTCAACTAGATCTAAAAGGTCCATATCCTCAATACCATTCGGCCAATGTTCTGGATGGTGTGTGTTCTTGGAATAGTGATGATCGATTGCGGGTTTTACTTCAACAAGTAATTCCTTATAAGCATCTGTTCCATATTCCGTCTTAGCCAACTTTGGTGTATTCTGTGCGAATACACTTCTTTCCGGTTCTTGAAATTTGGAAGCATCATGAACTTGTGCGCGTTCATCCAATTCCTTTATTAGATTCCATATATTAGATCGGACTTCATTAACATGTTTTAATGTTTCCGAATCGTGTAGTATCAATTCTTCGTTCATAATTTATCTTGTTGTTTTCTAATTTTTTCTAACTGCTTTAGAATATTATTTAAAGATTTCGCTCTTTTTTCCTTCTCTTTAAAATCATCGGATTCTCTTGCTTCTTTGGATAATACAACCCACTCATTCCAATCCTTTAATCTTTTTTGATAATCTTTCTCTAAATCATTTAATTCCTTTCGGTTAATGGAATTTCTAAAGAAAGATCACCCACAATATTATCATAATAATCTTCTTTAATATCTAAAATGGCATTTCTTGGATCACCATCATTAGACTCAACCCATTCTATTAATTTTGATAATGGAACAGAAGTATAAGCGTCTATAGTATATGTATACTTACGTGTTTTTGTGTTATCCTTATATGGTTTAATATGTTTTAATATGTTTTACAATCTTACCTTTTTTATATTGTATTGGATATGTGGTCATAATTTTATGGTACGGGATATCAGAATCGAACTGATAACTTCTGAGTGGAAGTCAGACGGTTTACCATTAACCTAATCCCGCGTTATATCAATCAAGAAGGGTCATTTGCATTAGCCCCAACCATTTCACATTCAGTATAATCTATTTCGAAATTCAACTATACCTATTTGATTGATAATATCCAGAGAACATTCGTTTAGTTCACCTACATGAGTAACACTTCTCATTCAAGAGCGTCCACCTTGGATACGTTTTTATTCTATACCATGTTGCAACATAGTCAAGCTAAGAATCGAGCCGTTCCCTTTCGGGCATGGATTGCCTTCACATTGCGATACTGTCACGGGACTCACGAAGTTTCCTTCCGCCACCCCCCACCCATTACAAGGGGACACGAAGTTATTTTGTATAGTAACCACAATCCAAACACCCATCTTCATCATTGAAGTTTTCATGTTTACATTGTTCTTGTAATTCTTCAAGATAAGCCCATTCAGCTAATTCTTGTTCATCTGGTATGTAATTGTTTAGTTCTTTACTTGCTGGTTCAAGTTTCCAAAATCTATTATTCATTTTAATTATTGTTTCTAAAATAGTCTGCGTATAAATCGGCACCATCTTCTATTACGTTAATAAAATCTTCTCTGGTATAATCTTCCAGAGAAGCCATCATAGTATCCATATCTTTTAATATGTCTATTATTAGTCTCATTGTTTGTTGATCAATTTCCATAAATTTATTCTACTTTAAAATTTTGATTAGTCAAGTCCGCGAGGCAGAAATCGAATCTGCGTATATGGAGTCACAATCCATGTCTTTTGTCCAATTAAAGATACTCTCGGTTATGGTGGGTGCTGCTGGGTTCGAACCAGCGATGTCCTTTCGGATACGAGTTAAAAGCCCGTTGGTTTCAACCACTTACCTAAACACCCATAACACCCTCCGAATTACGCTTCATAAAACAGTATTAAATTTATGATCACTAGATTTAATACCTACAATTTAGAGAGGCGCGGAGGGTTGAATCATTATAATTCGGTTTTAATTGATCAAACATATTCGAAGAACATACATAATCTGAAAATCCATAATTAACTTTAAATTTCCAAGCATCGTCTATATTATCAAATCCACAATTGGCTATTACATATATGTCTTTCATGGTCTACTCGGTAGGACTTCAACCTACATCTTCCTTTACGGGTGGCACTTATCGACTACCCAATCATAAAGTAACTGTAACACTTTGCCGATATTCGCGGCTTAGAAATAAAAATTCTCGTCAAGTGCGTCACTCCCGGTTATCGTTTATGTTGTTCCACTGGTGCTAAAATCACCACTGTTCTTTCTGTTGAACTACGAATAGTTTTAATTAATAAGTCGCAGCGGTCGGATTCGAACCGACGACAGACAAGCACTTCTTGCCCGCAACTGATTCCAAGTCAGCCCGATTACCAAGCTATCGCAACGCCACGTTAATATCCGATTATTAATCCTCGGATCACAGATAATTCAACAGTTTTTCATACTACGTCGTCGTTAGAATCATACATCGACCTCTGCACCTAATCGAGGTAACGATCCTCGCCTCCCTTGTGGGGTGCTGCGATTAACAGTCGCGCCCGTTCGCCTGCTCGGGTCATTAGGTATTGTGCGAGCTTTGATTGTTATTCTCTTTAGCCTTATCTCGCTGCATTTCTTACCTCATATGTTCTATGGGATCTAAGTAAATAGAACTCTCTAATATCTCCACACTTAACATCTGGAGATTTGGTTTTTTTATCTTAGTCTCTTCGAAGCGAATATATTTTACCTCTTGAGCTAGTTCCTTTACTCTTACACACAATCCGCGAAGGAATGCACCGTCTCTTCTTGCAGATGTTCCGGCATCTGATACCTATTGTGTTTTCATAACATTCTTATTTAGAATACTAAAAGCTATTTCCGATTCATCCATTAAAATTTTACAAAATTCTTCAATTTCCTTTTTATCCATAAAAAATTATTTCCACCAATAATTTCTAGTTCAACATGAGGTTTCCCACTCGGCATACTAAATGATTTTACAATTGTGAAGTCTTGATTATCTTTATTGGTATATATTACTTGTTTTTCATAACTTTTACTTAATAGTCCAGAATACCTTTTCTGAATCTTTATTTGAAAATATAAATTTATTAGAGGTTTCTACAGTTTTAAATGCTTTTGATTCCATATCAACATATTTTTTACCAGTTCCCGGTTTTAAATATGCCACTGTTAAGTGTGGTTTATAGTCTGGATAATCATTAGTATAATCTAATAACTTAGTAACTTGTTTATTAAGTTTACGTAAATCTTTTGATTTAACTGAACATTTCAATACATCGTAATTATCGTTTTCAAATAACGATAATTTCTCCAATTGATATTCTACTGAGGTTAATTCTAGAACATCTTTAACAACATCAGGGTCTTGTTCATGTATACCATACAAAACAGTGATATGTGGTTCTTTTTCTAAGCCATATCCTTCTTCATCATAAATATCTTCTTTCTCAATATGAGACTGAATATTTTTCAATTCAGTTTCAAAATTCGAACAATCCAACATTAAACATGAATAAGATCTAGGTTTTGAATTTTCAAAGACTAGATCAAAATAATCTTTAAAGTTTATCATGTGATTATTTAATATATATAATGGACTTTTCAATGGTGTGTGCCAAGAGATTCGAACTCTTCAAGCCCGAAGGCAACGGGGTTACAGCCCGTCCCACTACGCCGCCAGTGGAGGACACACTTATTTCTTATTCTTTCCACAGTATGTATCCGTCTGACTATGGCAATTAGGACATACAAATCTTAGATTTTCCAATCTATGATCAGAGGAATCCCCATTAATATGATCTAAATGCATTGAAATAGGAAGATTATTCCATTTGGTTATTTGACATATACTACATTCATTTACAAGGATTTACAAACTTCTTCTAAGTCTATGTTTAATTTACCATTCATTTTTTAGTCCTTCATTTTTTTTTTGCGGATTCAATAAAACTTGATTATCTGCTAATTCAATCATATCTCCAACTTTAAGCTTACGATCATTTAATTGAATAGCACCTTGATCCAAATCCATTGTATGAAATCAACTACATTACAATATTTCATCTATTGTCTCCACTTCCACTAATTTTATTACGTTCTTTTCTACTGGCAAGTTTATCCAAGTTCATCTGAGCCATTTCCTCAAGAGTATACCCTAAGTCTCTAGCCAATGCTGCCAAATACCAAAGAACGTCACCACTCTCAAAAATTATTTGTTTTTTAATTTCATCAGTAAAAACTCCATTATTATCTCTTAGAACTTTCTTAACTTTATCTGCTACTTCTCCTGCTTCACCGCTAAGTCCAAGTGTTGGATATACGATTGCGTGACCTGAACCGTAGATTGAGGTTTCAATTGCTTTGTTTTGGTATTCGTTTATTTGCATAATTTTAAATTTATGGTGCGGCCAAAGGCAATCGAAACCTTTATGATTCACTTTACGGGCAAATCATAATCCCATCGTTAACGCGCATATGTAGGAATAGACAAAATCGAATTGTCGTTCTCGCCTTATGAAAGCGTTGTCTTACCATTAGACGATATTCCAATTATGTTGCAGGGGTCAGATTTGAACTGACAACGGGATTTTAACCTTTCTCCAGCTTATGAGGCTGGCATGTTACCGGATTACACTACCCTACGATTTAATTAATTTTCTTGTTTTTGAATCTATTCCAATATTTTCACATCTTTTTCTAATAGCGTTATCTGAAACTCCGAACATTTTACCAATTCTTGTAAATGGAACTTTATCACAACACACTAATTTTGTCAAGTCATCGTCCGATATTTCGAATTTTTTACTATGTTTCCCGGTGATTTTATTTGAACATTTGATACATCTTGTGGATATTTTATTTATCCTAGTCCCACAATCAATACATTTAGATCTCTGTTTTTCTCCATAACAAAACGTATCGGTTTGACTGTGACAGTTTGGACATAAAAATCTTAAGTTGGTGGGGGGTTATTATTCGTTGGATTACCGTCGATGTGGTCTAGTTGTAGACTTAATTCTATACCATTCCACGACCTTTTAATATTACAAATAGCGCAATTAGTGTGTGGAACTATATTAGATTTTATAATTCTTTGTTTATCTCCAGAATGGAGTAATTTTGGAATTTTTAACTTTTCTAAAACTTCATCTTTTGTATATGCTGTGCAATCAAATTTTCTATTTAAATTGGAACCTAACCCTAAATTAATATGAGAGTAATCGATTCCATCTTCATCTAACCTTTTCTTGAGAATAATATACCACCTAGATGTTAGGTGTTTTTCATAACCTAATTTTCTTAGTATTTCAGCGATACTACTAGATTCTTCTGTTATTTCTATAAGTTTAGATTTTTCTATTTCCAGATAATAGACTTTCTTCTTTTATTTTCCATACTATTATTTAGTCTTTCGAACTTCAAATCATTGAATAGCAATGCCGACGCGAATCGAACGCGCACTGTCCTTGCGGACTCCAGAGTGAAAGTCTGGTGGGGATAACCAATTTTCCTACGGCATCGTTTCCCGGATTATAATCCGGTTTTAATTAATGTCAACTTAATATTTGCATTTTAACAGGCTTTCGCGTGACCGCACAATTTTCCGTGCTGCTTGGGCGTTTCAGGCACTCCCTCGTCTTGGGCCTATCATATCCTTAACAAAAAAGACTCCCTATTTTCGTAGGGAGTCTCATTATATTTGGGTTTTAATTAATATCAAACAACAAGACTCCCTTAGTAATCTTTACGATTACTTGTTGGGTAAAATCCGCCTTGTTCGATATGTGACATTTGTTTTGGTATTTTTATTTAGTCTTCTGTATTAAATTTTATCAGAATTTAATAATGTTTTTTCATCATCACTAAATGCTACGGACGCACAATATTGTTCCATGGTATTGGCGGATCTTGCAGATCTCATCTTCAATCCAAGTGTAGAGAATGTTGCGTTTGAGTTTGTAGTATTATACGTGCTCATATTTGAGGCAGCAAATCCCCAATTTCTGGCTTCATTTATAGAAGCTAAAGATGCTCCTATAAATTGAAATTGCCATTTATAAGTATTGGTTTGTTCTTCGATAAGTTTTTTAATATCTTCCTTTTTAAATTCTTTAGATGAATTTTCTTCACCATCGGTTTGCACTACCACCATTACTTTCATAGGACGATCCTTTTCTTTCATCTTAGCAAGATTCTCACCTACGGTAACAATAGTCTTTCCAATAGCATCCAATAGTGCAGTTCCACCTCTAGGTGTAACAGTAAGTTCATCTTTAACGTCCTTAATATCAGTGAAATCTTCTAATAGCTCATATTCGGTATCAAATGCAGCAACAGTAAATGTGCATTTTCCGGGTTCTTCCTTATTTTGTTTTACAAGTTCGGTGTAACCACCCATAACGTCTTTCCAGCAGGAAGACATGCTTCCGCTGCGGTCGATTATCATTGCGATGTGTGTGTAATTTTTGTTCATCAAAATAAATTTACCACACTATTTTGGAATGTCAACTTAATTTCTGAAGAAATCTTCGAAGATAATGTAAGGCACGTTCACCTTTATGAATAGCTTCCTGATGAACACCATCAGTAGATTTTAACAACCATCCACCTTTAGTTTCTTTTGCAGTAATAAGACCTTTAGAAATGGCATCATTCATCATATTTTGAACTGCTTTTTGATCACCGTGTCCAGATTTTCCCTCATACACTATTTCAGTGTAATCTTTTAAATCAAATTTGGAGAATTTATTATTTTCCTTAATAACTTCTTCCTCTGATTTTTTACCCGATTTTATATTTTCGTAAATATTTTGTAATGATTTGTTCATAAATTTTTTATTATTTTAATCAATCCGCTTAAAATTAATATAGAATTTTTATCCATATTATTATTGTGATCTAAATCTTGCATACTTTTATGAAGTAATTGTAATATAGTGGATTTACTTACTGCGGAATCTTCCTCTTGTTCATAAGGATTTTGGCCACTAGCCATACTAAGGGATGCTATATTAGCAGGAGAATCACCGCTACCGAAGACTCCCTTCATTCGGATACTATCCTTGGTTTCTTGTGGGGGAAGCGTAGAACGACCATCTGCGGGGTAATTGGGACTACTCGGACCCCATCCTTCATATAACATTCCTATTTCTTTGATCCACATATTATTATTTAATCGATTGGAAAAAATTCCTATTTATTCACACGGATGAACTTTTTAAAGGTTTGAAATTTATATTTTTGAGGGTAAATAATCAAACAAAAAACGATTGACTTTCTCCGATTAGATGGTCTAATTGAGAACGGTCAACGAGACATTTTATAAAACTTATGAGTATTAAAGCATTATCCGATTACACATTTTATTCTCGTTACGCGAGATACAACAAAGAGAAAAAAAGAAGAGAGACATGGGAAGAAGCGGTAGGTAGAGTATTTGAAATGCATAGAATAAAATATGCGAAACAAATTGAAGAAAATCCAGAATTGGATCAACTTATTTCATTTGCACAATCAATGCAAAATAAGAAAAGGGTTCTGGCAGCACAAAGAACATTACAATTTGCTGGTGATCCAATTTTCAAACATGAATTAAAAGTATACAATTGTTTATTCACACATATTGATAGAGAACGAGTATTTCAAGAGATTATGTATTCTCTTCTATGTGGATGCGGTGTTGGGTTTTCTGTTCAGAAGCAACATGTCAAAAAGTTGGGAGTGATACATAAACGCAGCATACTTACAAATAAATATACTATTGAAGATTCAATCGAGGGTTGGGCGGATGCGATTGGTGTTTTATTAGATTCATATTTTCAATCCAACGATGAATTTAAATCACATCACGGAGCCACATTGAAATATGATTTTTCTAAAATCAGACCAGAAGGCACCTTAATCGCTGGACAATTCAAAGCACCGGGACCGAATGGGCTGAAGGCATCTTTAGAAAAAATAGAATTTGTTATAGAACAAAGATTAAATTCTCCAGAATTCAATACCGATGAATTTGCGGGTAAACTTCGTCCTATCGATGCATATGATATTATCATGCACATTTCCGATGCCGTTTTGTCCGGTGGTGTTCGTCGTTCCGCCACCCTTTGTCTCTTCTCTCATGACGATGAAGAGATGTTGAATGCCAAGATTGGAGATTGGTTTATTACTAATCCTCAACGTGGTCGTTCTAATAACAGTGCTGCTCTTTTAAAAGGTAAAGTCACAAGAGAAGAATTTGCAAAATTAATGAAATCCACAAAGGAGTTCGGTGAACCCGGATTTATTTGGATGGATGATTTGGATATTGGTTATAATCCTTGTGTTGAAATTGGTATGTATCCAAAAACCAAAGATGGTCGTAGTGGTTTTCAAGGATGTAATCTTACAGAGATTAATGGTAAATGGTGTGATACAAAGGAAAACTTTTTAAAGGCTTGTGAAGCATCTGCTATTATAGGAACTTTACAGGCAGGATATACAGATTTTAAATATCTTTCCAAAGAATCCAAAGAGATTTTTGAAGAAGAGGCACTACTTGGTTGTTCCATTACTGGAATGATGGATAATCCTGATTTATTATTTGATGAAGAGATTCAACAAGAAGCCGCTAAATCAATTTTAGATATTAATAAAAAAATTGCAACAATGTTGGGTATTAATCCTTGTGCGAGAGCTACCTGTGTTAAACCCGCTGGTTCTACGTCATGTGTATTGGGAACTGCATCCGGTATCCATCCACATCACGCAAAACGTTATGTAAGAAGAGTTCAAGCAAATAAATCAGAATTTTGTTTAAAGGAAACGGAAAAAAGAAATCCTGCTGCGGTTGAAGAATCAGTTTGGTCCACAAATAAAACGGATAAAGTTATTTCATTTTTATGTGAAGTTCCAGTTGGTGCTATTGTAAAGAATCAATTAAAAGCGGTTGAACTCTTAGAAAGAGTTAGAACGACTCAACAAAATTGGGTAGATCATGGAACTGTTATAGAACGTTGTGTTAATCCAAAAGCAAGACATAACGTTTCTAATACTATTACTGTAAAACCTGACGAATGGGAAGATGTTGAAAACTTCATCTTTGATAATCAACAATGGTTTGCTGGAATTTCTTTATTACCTTCTTCTGGGGATTTGGATTATGCTCAAGCACCATTTGCAACCGTATTAACACCGTCTGAGTTGGTTAAAGAATACGGAGACGCATCTGTATTTGCATCAGGTCTTATTGTAGATGGTCTTGCTGCATTTGATAATAATCTTTGGAGAGCTTGTGATACCGTTCTTGGATTCGGTGAGGATTTAACCAAAGGTCACGGTTGGATTAAACCAGTTTACCCAACAGTTAAAAGAACGAATAAAGCGTTGGCTGAATATTTTTTAGAAACTGAATCATATGATGAATGGTTTAATAAAGTTGATTGGGTTCGTAGAGTGAAACAATTCGGTGATAGATACTTTGATGGTGATGTTAAACGTGCTACATATTGTTTAAAACATGTTTCTCTATGGAAAACTTGGTGTGACCTTAAGAGAGAATATGTTGAGCTTGATTGGACGCAAATAACTGAAGATCATGAAAGTCATGTTGATGCCGATACTTTGGGCGCACAGGCTTGTTCAGGCACAGGAACGTGTGAATTAATGTGAATTAATTATATGTTCTGGAGGTAGCTGCGAGATTCTATGATTGATAAATGTATATGTTATAATAGATCTTTTAGAAGAATCCATAAAGAAGCAACGGAAACTGGAATAGATACATTGGAAAATGTAAAATCCATTATGAATATTTGCAACAAATGTCAACTATGTAATCCCTACATAGTTGACATGTTTAAGACAGGGAAAGTAGAATTTAATAAAATAATAAAATGAATTGGAAAAATAAAAACAAAGCCAAGTGTTCCTCAGAAGAACAACCCACCCCATTTACCATAAGCAATGAACAGTTCCAATCTTCTTCGGCACTTAGGGTATTGGAAAATAAGATTTTCTTCTATGATGATATTACAAATGAATCTGTATTGGAGTTGAATAGATCACTTCAAGAAGTGGATACTAAATTACAAAATACTAAAAATGTATTGGGTGATAGTTTCGATCCAGTGATCCATTTACATTTAAAGACAGATGGTGGAGAACTAAGTTCTGCTATTGCAGTCATTGATTTTATACCAACTTTAAAATCAAAAGTATATACATATGTTGATGGGTATGTTGCTTCCGCTGGAACACTTATTTCCATAGTTGGTCATAAGAGATTTATGGGCAGACATGCATCTTTATTGATTCATCAACTTTCTTCTGAAATATATGGAAAGTATTCCGAATTGGAAGACTCAATGGAAAATTGCAATAACATGATGAAGTTTATCAAAGGATTTTATAAACAGTATACTAAAATTCCAATGGAACGTTTAGATGAATTACTTAAACGTGATTTATGTTTAAGTATCGAAGAGTGTTTGGAGTATGGTATTGTTGATCAACAATTATAATATTTCATTTGCCATTTTTCTTTCATGAATTTGTGGCAGAGATTGGGAAATATTATTATGTTCATTGATCTTTTCATTGGCCGCGAACTCTCTTACATCGGAATTGGATCTGGTCAATCTCATGGGAATACCATTATGATGGTGACTATGCGGATAGTTGACGATTAAATCATCATTTTTGATGGCATATACGGGATAATATCTGTCTCCGATATGTGCTTCCCCTATTAATAAAGTTCTATCTGTGTCGGTTGCGAATTTACCTGTTACTACAGTGTCTTGAGTTTGATGAACTTCCAAAGGTGCTGTAATGTGATGACAATATAGTTCTCCTTCCACGTATATCCCCCCACCAACGATTAAATTACCCTTTACACCTAATGAACTCTCAACATATACTTGTCTGTTGGTTCTTAGGGTTATAGTTTTTAATGATTGAAGTTCAATAAATTCCTCTGACGCGACTTGAATACCATCCGAAGCATTTAGATGAATTCTATTGAAACCAGCTTTAAGTATAGTGCCTCCCAATTCCGTAGATCCCGTGGTCTTGAAATTTATACCACCCGAACCAACTGTTCTGGAATATCTATTGCCTATAATTTTATCATCATTTCCACATGGAAAAAAAGATGAGTTGTCAATCTCTTCGATATGTGGAACCGCATCATGGTTTTTAAATGCCCCCGTGCTGGATACAACCATTTCAAATGGTTGGCTTCTTCCAGTTTTATCTATTCTAATAGATGGATAATCATTAAACGTGGCACCTACTTGTTCAAATTTATTTCTTTTAGTAAAGAGAATTTCATCACCCCCATCACCCATTTGTTGTTCAATTGGTTGAATTTCTTCTTGAATATCTAATAGTTTTAAATCTATTCGTTGGGCATCATAGTTGATATCCCATAGACCATTCTCAGATGCCGCACTCTTCTCTGCTCCTTGGGATATGACACCGGGAGCATTAGAACCAGATTCTCCCGCCGCACTTTCTATATTAGCTGAAGATATTTGTCTTGTTTCTGCTGGTTTTGTTTTATTATAATCGGGAACTTTGGCAAATGTAACCACTTCATCCGTATCCGATTTTCTAATGGGAACACCAGAATAACCATTGAAGGTATTTTCTACAGTGAACACAGTGCTTCCAACAACTGGATTACTTGCTCTATTTCCTGATTCTATAGTTTCTTCCCCATTTGGAACCCCAATACCCCCTCTCTTAATTTTAAATTGGGAATTTAATTTTGATATTGGTCGAAATATATCTCTCCATGTTTCAAAAGCCTTTAACTGTTCATCCCCGATAAATCCCTTTAAATTATAAGTGTTTCCTCCCGTTCTTAAAGTATTGTCTTTAGCTACAAATTCGGTTTTATCTTTACCCACAGTTTGAAAAAGATCGTTTATGACAGAAGTTTGCTTATTATTTGTAGCTAACTCGGAATTAACCACATTTGTCAAATTTATATTTGAACCACTTCTATGTGACAATTTAAGTTTCTCTTTATCGGTAGTGTTGTCAATATCGATTGATCCCCCTCTCTGATTTATAATCAGTCTGTTTTTATATATTAATCCCATATTTTAATTTTCGAAATCGTTAGGATACACTGGACCTATTTTACTTTCATTGTCTGTATCGTTGAGCAATGTCAAGCTTCTAAAATCTTGGGTAACTCCAAAATAAACAGGAAAATTCAAGTCCCCTTCATAGTGAAAAACCCAAACTTTACTTCCAACTTCTGGAATTCCTATAACCCCCTTCGTTTTATTTACGTGTTTTGATGGTCTATATGAAAAGGAATAAGGATTACATTTGACGCAAAAATTAACAGTTGGAGAAGAGAAAGAATCTCCTATTACAGTTTCTTCATTTTCATATAAGAACGCAGGACTAAATGATCCATCTTGTATAGTTGGAGCTTCTTTATCAATAACTTTAAATCCATCTTCATAATTACAATCAGATATTGTTGATATATCTTCTAGATCCCTGTTTAGCCTAAAATTATTGGATTCTCCGAATAATGGAAAACATGGTTCCGCCCATGGAATACCTTTACAAATTTCATCAAAAATTTCATAGTCTTCCCAATCTCCGGTTTTCTTTTTTTCTGATTCCGTTTTGGGATTGGAATTTACACCGGGAGATTTTAATATAAATATTTCAAATTTTTCAAACCATTCATCATATGGTTGATTTGTTAATTCTGGTATGTATATTTTAACCCTATTTAGTTTTTCGGGATCATTGTTCTTAACGATAATTCCTCTATAGAATGAGTTATCCACTCTACGGTATTCATTGCCACTTCCACTGCCTCTTACAAACATGTATTATTATTTAACAGCATATAGCTTATAACAGAACCAATAAAGTAGTTTACTTTTTGATATTTTATTTACTATAAATTGAAAATTATACTTTAACCATGATAAAGGAACTTCTTCGGGGTGATATCTACACGCATATCTTCGTTTCTCTACACAATTATCTGGATTATTGTTAGACCACTTAACCCTTTCAATTATAGAATCTTTTGAAAATGGATTATCTGGACATTCTAAGATTATCGAACATATAATAGAATAAATGACTGGTCTATTACCTCTCAACCATTTCCTCATATCTTTTTTACTTTCAAATAGTTTAATTTCTGGAACGGAAACTAATTGTTTATTATCTGACCATTTCAACCATAACAATGAAAACATTTCATTTGTGTATAGTTCAGATTTATCTCTTGGGATAAAGTACCTCTTCCCATTATAGAAAGCCATTGTCAATACATCCTTTTTAAAGTTAGAAAATGTGGGATCATTAAAACCGGGAATATTCTTAACCACATTTTCCAATTGTTTAACTTCTTCTGTTATATAATCAATCATAGATATATATTTACAACACTTATAAAAATGTCAATAAAAAACACACGGGAAATCAATCCAATGTGTTAATGTATGAAATATCAGACGAAAAGTGTCTGTTTGTGTATTGTATAACACATTAAATGTAACCTAATATGTGCATTCTGGATTTATTAGAATCCCATATATTAATATCTTGGCCGCTCATTCCTAATGAGTCAGTTAATGAATTACTAGCGGAACTATACGTAAAGAATGTGTATGTTGAATTATTAGAAATAGCCATTGGGGAATAGTGATAATTTTTATCAATTTGGAAAGCAGAACCAAAAGCATTAAATGAACATAAGGTATTACTTAAAGTTGTTTTTCTATTAAATGCTATTCCTTTATCGAGAGTATTTAAATAAACTATCCTTACACCATCACTTGATAATGATGTATTGGTTAGTGGGGGATTTCCTGTTTTTTGGGCGGAAAGTAAGAGAGTATCGAAAGTATATCTAGCCATACTATTATTTAGTCATTATGATATATTTTTCCATTTTATGTATAAAAGAAGAAACCGTGGGATCTTCGGTTCCCACGGTTTCGGTTTTGATTCGTTTTGCTTTACTGGATCGGTTACAGGTAAACTGAAGTTGATCCGGGGGTAAAGGCAACACCAAGTCCTTTTACGATAATTAAATGATAATAAAGATTGGCACCAAATATGTTATTAACGATACCGTAACGGGTCATTAGACCAACGCGAGGGGTGAAGTTAATAGGATCGATGGCACGTTGTACCATGATCGGGATATATGGGCAATAGATAATACCAGTATCATAATATTCAGAACCCTTATAACCCATCAACGCATATTCCACAGGCTCGGTACGAGTTGGTGTGTAATAGTTTTGGTTAGGATAGTAAGTAGTATTCTGAACTTCAGTTCTTGTATCACGATAGACGGTGAATCTAGATCCAACAGTTCCAACTTTAGCGATACCAACACCAGCAGTCGAGACAGTGCCATTGATTTCGTAAATCTTGAAGTCAGGAAGCATTTCGAGGATACTGCAAACACGAGGAGTGGCGATAATGAAATTAGCGGCACCTCTACGGTTACGAGCGGCCATACGTCCAGCTTCGATAATCAATTTTTGATAGAATGTAAGATTTCTTTCAGCGGTCCAACGACCATCAGCACTTACAGGACTCCAGAAGGAGTAACCTGCCCCATAACCAGCGTTGAATGCAGCTTGTAGCATACGCATAACAACTTCACGGTCGATTTCGGCTTGGATTTCGTAAGACATTGCATTAGTAAGCTCGCCATCGATGTCGATGCCTTGCATATTTTTAATATCTTGTTCCAATTCGATTGACCAACGAGTTGCGAGTCTGCGAGTACCAGCTTCAACGGAGGTTTTTTCGAACTTCATCTCAATTTGAGGAATGCGTCCAGTGGCTTCATAGTTCTCCAAGAGTTGGGCAACGCCGCGATCTTGGTTAGCAAAAGCCCACTCGGCGTGTCCAGACAACGCAGCAGATGAAACACCAGTGAAACGAGTATCAAGTAATTGATAACCGAGTTCATTAGTGACACCATTTGTGTTACCTGTATAACCTAATCCGGGATTGGTTCCGCCAGTTGCAGCAGTCTTGCCAACACCATCGGTATCACTGAGGAAATCAGATTGATATTGATAGCGTAAGGCAAAAGCCAAACCGACAGGTCCACCCATAGGTTGAACACCGCAAATCTCGTTAGAGATTAATTCGGGGAAAGTACGTCTGATCATAGGAATGAGGATTTTCGGAAGTCTGGAGTCACCAGCAGCATAATTGTCGCCATTCGCCATTGCTTGCGGGCCTGAGCCAGCAGCAGTAGTTGCGCCAAAGATACCAGAGGATGTACCGGCTTCTTCTAAACACCATCTCTCTTGGTTTTCCATAAGAATAGCAGTCGTGCGATAAACGTGTTCATTTTGGATTTCAGCTACATCTTTCGATGAGTAATCCAAAATGTCTTTCCATTTATCAACGATTGCGTTGACATTCTTAGGGTCGATACTTTGAGGGATTTTCATATGATAGTTTTCTTTCTATATATTAGTTCAGGTCTTGCGACCTCATAGTTCTTGGTGAGATTATTTTTGCCCTTTCCCACGGGATAGAGCAGCGAGATAATCGTTCTTAAGATTGCTATTAGTATTATTTACTTTTTCTTCCACAACTTTTTGTATTTTAGGTTGTGGAACGAAATCTGGTTTAACTTCTCTCTTGGAAATTGCTTCTTCTTTTAGAGTTTGAAGTTTTGATTTTTCTTGTTTGTCAAACAAACGAACCGTGTAGTCGAAATTTTCTTCGATGAATTTCACAGACTTATCACCCAAAGCTTTCTTGACGAAGTTCTTTTTAGATTCTGGGAACTTGGAAACTTTGGATTCGAGCAGAGAACCGACTTCGGTTCTTTGATTTTGTTCGTATAGAGATTTGAATTGTTTCTTCAACTCCACATTTTCCTTTTTAAGTGTAGCAATTTGATCCGCACCATCAATAACCGCTTCTTGAACGGACTCCTTGATCATTGCAGAGTCAACAGCAAGAACCTTTTGTAAATTCTTTAAAACATTGAATGCGGTCTTGTTCTTAACTGCTTGGGAGAAATCTTCGGCATTAATGGATTCCTTTAGATATTCATCAAGATAAGTGCTAATGGATTCGATAAGAGTTTTCTTGAATCTTTTAGCATCGACTTTAGAATCTCTTTCATATAACTTAACGATTTTGACTAATTTAGAAGCGTTTGATTTATCAACAGCTTCGATTAATCTCTTCATTTTCTTTGTATGGTCCTTGTCGATGGTATCAATAAGGGTTTTTAACTTCCCTGCATATATTTCATCTTGTTCCAAAAGAGCGGATTCAACATTCAAGTCAACCTTTTCGTTAAAGGCTTCTTCGATTGCAGTAAGAGTTTCGTCGGTCAGAACCTTCTGAACGTCTTCGGTGAATAAATTTTTAAGATTTTTCTTCATATTATTGGAATAACGGGGTTGATAGTTCTTTTTCAATTTTTTCTTGAAGTTTGGACTCTACCGCTTGCTTAATATATTTATTCGCGGAGGCATAGTTTTTTATTAAAATACATTCTATAAAGTTAACAATGTCAGTATTTTCACATATATCTTCTTTTCTTTTATATGAACCCTTACCTTTTTTAGGTGCTTCGACTTTAGTAGCAGGAGCAAACTTTCTACGCTCTTTAACCTTTGGCCCCTTAACAGAGGCTTTTCCTGTCTTTTTAATTTGTTTAGCGATTGACATAACTATATTTAACCTAAGCTGTTAATAAACTTTATAATTTGTTGACGAAGGAAGTTATCTATGTCCTTTTTTGGTAGTTTAGAGATGGATTTTTCAAAATCTTCATATAACTCCTCAAACCTTCCCTCATCATCTATAACGAATGACTTGGATTCCAGAATACCATTAACAAATGCTTTTGGATATGATGGATCAGCAACCGCATCAATAGCCACCAAATACATATTCTCAACTAAATTGAAATCTTTAGATTCTTTTAATGATCCCAATGCTCTTGTAGATACCCCAACTTTAACTCCATCATTAATAAGTGATCTTAAAATTTGACCACAAGGAGTTGATAAAACTTTGGACTTACCATGAAAACCTCCATCGGCTTCATATAATTCTGTTACTAGATGACAAGCTCTTTCTAAATTAACATCAGCAGAACTTGGATGGTTTAATTCTCCCATTGCTCGTCCCGGTTCCACCATCTCTTTAATATATCTCCCAACATCCTTTCTGGTTTCGTCCAACCCATACATTCTCTTATTCTTATTAACTTGGTCACAACCTATGAATGGACCTTTGATATATAATGTTGATTGACCTTTTAAATTTACTTGTTCTTCCAAGTATTCAAAGTTATCAAATGCATCGGGATTCTCGGCTATTAATTTTAATCTTAGCGACATACATATATTTATTAAAATAAAGGATAAATCTATTAATTTAATTCCTTTTCTGTAATAATAATAAATTCCATTCCATGTTTCTTGGCAAATTCTTTAGCAAACAACCACTTATCTTGATTATTCTTATACTGTAATTGTTCGTATAACATATTGGATTTCTTTTTACCTTTGGATACAATAGGTTCTAATGTTTGTTTATATGGTTTTATTTCAACTAGATATTTTTTTTATTTGTTACCTTCTAATATCTCAACGTAATTATCTATGTAATATTTACGTTGAGTTTTTTTAATTGTATCGAAGTAAGGTATAACTATGCTTTCACTTGACCATTTTTGTATGGTGTCTGTCTTATCACACCATCTCATAAACTTTAATTCCAATCCCGATCTATATATAATAGGAGCCTTTCCTATATATTTTTGGGGATTCAGTGGTTTATAATAACCCTGCTTGAATTTTGGATTTTTATTTAATCCCAATAATCCCATTATTTCTTTTCAGTGTTTGCTCGTTGTGTCCAGACTTCAGATCTTAATGATTCAAAGCGTTCTTCCAACCTAGCAATTCTTGTTTCTATGTTAATATCTCTTACAACTCTGGTTTCGATTTGTTTTTCCATGCGATCCTTTAATGTAAACCACATACCAAAGGAACCCGCCATTATACCAACAATGGTTCCAATTGTTACAAGGGTTTTGCTATTAATCTCCACAACTATTATTTATTCCATCGGATCTTCAATTATTGGATCTGGAATTATTTCTTCAAGCACTGGACACTCTATTGATATGATACCTTGATTGGATACATTTATTTTTTTACCAGCAATCGTAATTGCTCTGGGTCCACCGTATCCTGTATTATCTTGAATATTATTTAAACTTGTAGCAGTTATGTAATGAATTTCAAACAACCCTTGTAACTTTCCAGTATTCAAAAGTTCCTGTAAAACACTAACCAATTCGTTATCAGGAAGACTCCAAAGATAATTATAACTGTTATTAAGAACAGAAATAGCTGCGGCTATTGCGCGGTTTTCGGTATCCGAAAATTCTTCAAGTTTGCGAATATGTTGTTGCGTGGTTGTTGTTTCAATTAGTTTCATAAGTTTTATATTGTTGCAGATGACCCCCAAAAGGTATCTATCCTTGAAATTATCAATCTACGTTGTTGCGATGGAGTGGGAGTATATGAAGTATGATTTGCAAAAATATATGGACTTCCACCACTAGTTACTCCTGCTATGGGAGCACCACTGACTGATCCCAATAAAGTTGTATCTGAATATAGATATGCGGTTCCAGCATTAACATATAAAGTATATTGTCTATCGAAATAAGTAGTGGCCGCCAATGTTTCCATGGTGGCAGAAGTTACACTATTTCCCGTTCCTTTTTGAGTTACAAGTTTTATCGCTCCACGGTCACAGAACAAAGCGACATATCCCCTAGATGCATTACTTTGGGGAGATGGCATCAGAGTGGTTATGTTTGCTGTTGGTTCGGTTGAGTGAGCACCAAAACATACACACCAAGATTGATTATCTCTATCATAGTTATTATTATAGGTGTGATATAGTCTTATTTTAAACATCAATGGACCGTAAAAAGATGCAACCGAAGCAGGATTTGAAGGATCAATTAACCCAAAATTTGGAGTGGCGGATGATTTTAATGTAATTGCACCCGATAAAGATGTGCTGGTGGTCCCATCAAGTCTTAACTGATCTGTGTAAGTGCTATTATTAGCACCCGCACCGCTGATAGCCACAGTAGCATTTGCCCATAATGCGGGAAATATCTGAACGTGATTATGATATAAAAACTGAGATGCTAATAATTCCTTTGTTATAATACTTTCCGGTGTATTTGCAGTTTGATTCGGTAATCTATTATTTGTTCCATTTCCTACTATGTTTTGTAGGAATGTTTTGTCACCGTCTATACTTTGATTGGTTGTTGTATAGACTAGGTTTGTTCCTGTTACTGTTCCAGATGCGGATATATTTCCAGAAGCGGAAAGACTCGCAACGGAAACGCCTGACAAAGTAATAGGTTTGGTTAAAGTGATACTAGATCCCGCATTCAAGTTGTCTTGTGCGGCGTTTGTGGCTAGGATGTTTGATGTGATTTTTGTTTGTGCCATATTAAGGTCTTCCTATTTGTAAAAATCTAAAGTAGTCGATAAGACATTCTCTCGCGGACGTAGTATAATTTTGTCCTAAAAATGAAAAGTTGAGAGTCGTAGTCGATATTGTCAGACTTTGTTCTACCCCTGAATCTATGGACATTCTCCAATTATTTGAACCATTATACCTCATGGTAAATATATGCCAATTAGTATCTACAACAATACCAGAATCTTGAATAGTTCCTGTCAAACGATCAGTTGAATCTCTTGTTAGAAATTGGAAGTTTACATTTCCATCTCTCCCATCTTCTGTCCAAGTAACCGTTCCATCAACTACTGTTGCGGATGTGGGCCATGTTGGTTCTGATCCCGATGTTGTCCCCGCGACAGAAGCATAATAACGTCTGCCATTAGCTACCGTTGGTCTTCTATATTCGTTTAAAGCAATAACTTGACCAGCATTCCAAGCTGTTGAGGATGGAGTCGCGTCCATACCTATAAATCGAGTCGGGTTGATTACTCCAGACGCAGGGGGAGTAGTAAAACCTATTCTTAAACCGTATGAGGTTGAGTCAGCTAATTTAAACCTAACTTTAAATATCGCAGTAGAATTTAAATCTGCTGAGTTATAAACACCGCCACCACTATGATTAGTGTTAGTATAAATTGCGACACCATCTCTTCTATTGGCTCCAGTTAATAATGAAACGCTTCCAGCACAAGGTATGTTTAAAAATGTGTGCCTACCATATCTAGCTGTTGAAGAACCTTGAATAACGGTAGCCGCCCAACCTATAGGACTCTGCATTTGGTTGGATATGGTTCCCCCGCCCCAAAAATCATCATGTACAAAAATAAAGTCTTCATCCAACATCGACTCCACTGTTAATACATCATTAGAAGTATTAATTAATTGATTCGGCGCGGTTAATTGTCCCGCTATTGCTATATCGGAAGCAAGTTTTGTTGAAGTCACACTACCATCAGCGGGAACCATTTGAGAAACTTGTAAAGAGTTTGTCGGAGATATCACTACTGCTTTGGAACCATTTGGAATGGGAGAAGTAAAAGTGATAAATCCACCGGATAACGAATAGTCCACTATAGGTTCCTGTAATGCTCCATCAATAGCTACTGTTATAGCGGATGGGTTTATTAAATTGTTTGCACCACTAATGAAAAATGTTGATAGGGTTCCATTACCAGTTAAAGTTGTTTTTACAGGATCACTCACAGCCCCCCAAGCACCACTATTGGCTAAAACTGTTGTATATGTGTTTTGCCAGTTAGCAGATAATCCAGATACGTCTGAACCACTAGAACCACCAGTAGAAATACCTAAATATTCACTTGCGCTGATAGTACCAAAGACAGTCAGATTACCATTAACATTGAGATTACCATTCATAGTTCCCCCATCTGCAAATTGCATTGCTACAGAACCACCACCAGAATAAACCGCAATATATCTACGAAGTCTTGTAACTTCATTGTCAATTTTGGAATTGATTTTCTTATCAAAATCCTTAACCAAATCGTCGGAATTTATGGTTTGTTTCTTACCTTTTGATTCGACTATATATTCAATAGGTTTCTCATTTTTTAATTTACGAACTTCTTCAATGAGATTATTTCGGGATTCAGTGATTACTTCAATAAAATATTTTCTAGTCTCTTCATTGAGTTCAAACGTCTTATCTTCAAGTAACTTAATTCTTTCCTTGTAATAATTGGTTATATGATCTTCCGCTTTGTTAACACGATCATTAACTTCTTCAGAAAGAGCTATGGTTAATTCATCAACCTTCTTATCGGCATTGCCAACTCTTGAAAGTGCTTTATTAACACCTTTATTAATCTTATCATTAAGCTCAATATTGGCCTTTGCTATGGAATTTAGTTCTCCTTCAAAATTTTCTATTACAACTTTATCAACTTTTGTCTCAAGTTTTTTACCTAAATCCTTTTCAATAGTATCAACCTTTTCAACGATTTGAGTTGCAATTTCCTTTAACTCATTATCAATTTGTGGTTGTAAAGATTCATATAATTCCTTTACAAATTGACGTATTTTAGATTCGAATTGTTTCTCGGATGTATTAAAGTCTTTCTTCAGAGACTCCCATAATGTATCCGACATATCGGAAATTTTATTATTAATAGTTTCTTTGATTTCCTCAAATCTACTATCATTTTCATCAATAAATTCATCTTTGATTTTTTTAGAAACCGATACAAATTCAGTAACAAGGGATGATCTGGCATCTCTTACCATGTTTTCTAAAGCTTTTTTCTTGGATTTTATTACCAAGTTGGCTTCATCCAATTTTTGTTTCTTGATCTTTGACGCAAAATATACCGCTTCTTTTTTGGCCTTTTCAATCTGTTCCAGAATTTGTTTTTTATTATCAATTAACTCTGGAACGGAAATTTCTTCCTCAACTGATACCGGAGAATCCTCAACGGCATGTTCAACTATAACGGAGGGGGGTTCCTCAAAATTATCAACCACTTTGTTTATGGTATTATTTTCATTAAATAATACTTCGAATTTACCCTGTATTAATACAAATGGGTAGTATTTCTTTACACCCTTAACTAAAACAGGCAAAGACACTATTGGATTACCATTGTGTTCGGAAATCTTTTCAACAGGATATTTGGACTTGTTTATCTCTATCTCATAAACACCGAAAAATATTTCTTCGAAAGATTCAACGCTTAAGATGTTTTGAGAAGAGTTAGTTAAGGTGGGGTTCACCTTTTCGCTAAACAATTTCATCAAATTATATTTAGTCTTTTGGTATAGTTGTCAACTCAGATTTAACATTATAATCTTCGGCGGGAGATATAGTGCTCCAACTTCTAACTCCATAATAATATATTTTTGATAATATAAAATCGTGTTCCTCTAATATATATTTGAAGAAATTATCTATTTCATATCTACTTAATGGAAAATGTTTAGTTGTATAGAATTGTAATAAAACATCATGTAATAATGATGCTAATATAGTAGATTCAAAATCTGGGGTTCCCCACCAAATACCCCACCAACGTTTAGGTGTGCATCCATCCCAAGCATAATCTTTTGATATAGTTATCTTATAAGGAGTCATTGTCATCCAGACTCCTCCCTTCTTATCCTTAAAGATTATTTTCTGTCCTCTTGGAATTAATGGATATAACACACGAAACTCAATTTCTTTTAGAGTTACATATCTATATCTATAACCACCTTCATATGGATCATACTCCTTATAATGAGTAAGTTTTTCAAATTCTGGTATAGACTCGATTCTGTTCATTACCTTACTAGCATACTCGGAGGGTCATAACTAGCGAATCCACCAGTGCCTTCCATTAACATTGTTTCTAGTTTTTCTTTATCAGAAATTCCTTCACTTAACACCAATTCTCCATTAATGGTTCCACCACCTAATAACGTAACTCCATTGATTTTAGTAAGAATTCTTCCCCACATGATTTTAGCCAGAGCAACGGAATATTCTAATACCCATTTTTCTTTAATTATATCTCTAAGTGGTCTTTCCACATAACATTCCAATACACCAACAAAAGATGAGGAATCTTTTGGTTGGGGGTAAAATCTTAAATATTGTGTTCTATTATCGAAATGAATATCTCTTCGAATAGCTAATAATTTTTCTCTAGTATCTTGCCAATCCTTTACAGTATGCCATGATAGTAAGTCAAATCCGAAATTTCCCATGGCATAACTATAGAATGTTTGTTGTGCTAAAGTTTGTTCCATTGAAAACAAACTTGTTATACCACTACTACTACCCTCTTCAAAATCTATTACATCAATAACTTTACGATAATCCATTATATCATAGTCAAACATATTATTATATGTTTTTGCCGTAGTTGGTTCACATTGAACTAAAAATGGTTTTTGTGGGGAAATTCTAAAAAGGCTTGTTAATGATGAATCATATGCAGTTAATTGAGCAAATGAACTTTCATCTAATATTTGCATTTCTGTAATACCATCTGTTGGAATAGACGCAGATAGTGCGGATGAACTTAAAAAGTAGCTATATGGAATTGTGGATAATGTTATGTATAGATTTTCTCTGATTTTTATTTCAGAGTCGGGATTCGGAACCGTTGAATCGTTTAATTTTTGAGATAATGTGAATCCGGTTTTTGCCACTGTATATAAGTAATCCAGCCTAATTCCCTTATCTCTTTCATATACATTAGAATCAAAAATCAAATATTCCTTTGTATACCCAGCATATTTTGTAAAGAACTCACATGCTTGTGAAATAGAATCATATAGTTGGTCCGGGTGGATCTCAACATTAATCATTGGATGACCCAACATTCTCAAAATTCGTTGTCCCAATTCTTGAAAACAATCAATTTTAGAACTCAAGTTAGTTGACATGAATGCAGAAATCGGAGTTATGGTGCAAAGATCAGACATATTGTGTAATTATTTAATCCAAAGACTAAATATATTCATGAGTTTTTTAATAGACAGCGGCCCTGTTCTTCCAACTAAAGAAGAAAAATTACAACAAACAGTTAATTATATCAAAGGTATGTCTAAGCAAACCTTTAAATATTTATTAGAAGTTCAAAAAAACGGAGTTCGAGCAGTTTGGAATCAACCGAATTTAACCCCACAAGAAGTTATTGATGAATTGGGATCGGATGCTCTTAAAATTTTTCAATTTCATGGCGGATTAACGGATTATATAGAATCCGTAGCCGCCGTAGAAGGTATAGATATTAAATTATCATATCCAACAAATACCTTTACCATTGATCAGCAAGGTAAAATTACTGTTACTGATAAGCCTTACCAACCCTAATAAATGGCTTTAGATACTAATAAAGGAACGCAGTATTATGGAATATCATGTGATGTTCCTAGCGATCCCGGTTTGGTATTAACCTCAAATAGTGGTAGTAAATACTATGGGTTATCCTCAAATGACTTTATATTATGGGGACAATCAACACATTATACACATGTGTCTTCAAATAAAGGAAGTAATAGTTATTTCCTAGAGTGTAATGTTCCAAGTGATGCTGGATTAGATTTAAATTCCAATTCAGGAACAAAATATTATTTCAACTCAGCTTTTAATTGCGTTAGTTTTTGCGATTAAGCTGCTGGTTCCTCTGGAGCTATAGGTGCTTCGGGTGGATTACCCGCATTAGGTGGCATCATTTCATCACCACCAAGGGCCGCATCTCCTCCTGAAAACGGTGGTGGCATTCCCCCCGCTCCACCGGGACTCATTCCACCACCCATATCACCACCTTCTGGGAGTGCTCCTGTTTGGGCTTGTTGTAATAATTGTTTCTTCCAATCTGGTCCCATTGCCATGATTTGTTGCAACTCCCATTCAAGTTCCATATCCTTGCGGCGAAGTTCACGATCAGCGAGAATGTCCTTATCATTCCAACCCATAACCTTTTTCTTAGCATATGTATCGGAAACTTTTTGAGTAGACATTAAATTGTTATATGAATTGATTTTTAATTCCATTTTTTGATTATTTCTAAGATCATAAAAATTGGATGGTGGATTAAAAATAATGTTTATGTTCAATTCAGTCAGGTCTAATTCCTCAAACATTTGTTTTAGTTTTAAATGAGTAATGAATCCTCTTTTAAGACCAGAAGCGAATTTCTTCTGTTGTCTCATTACCATCGTTGCGAATTTCAATTCTTCACGAAGAATATCCGTCCCATCCCTAAATGAATCTTCTGGATCAAGTCTTGATGTTGGAACTTTTAATGATCTGTAAAGTTTTTTAATAAAGAACATTAAATCATGAAGCTCTCCTAATCCCGGAGTTCCACCAATTTCACTAACTGTGGTTGGTTCCTGTCCTTGACGTTTAGCAAACCAATAACTATCCAACGTTGATTGTGGACTATACTTTTTAACAATGTCACCTTGATCAGAATCAAATGTCTTAGAAGACCAATATTGGGCTTGTAGCTTTCTTAAATAGGATTCTGCTTGGGGAACCGGAAGTGTCCCCACATCAACATTAAAAACGAATCGTAACGGAGCATGGACCATTCTATGGATAACCACGGCATCTTCGATCATGGATAATTGTCTGTAAGCTCTACGACAATTTTCAATAAAGGGAATTATAAATTCCTTTGTTTCATTATATGATGAGTTGTTTATGTATACAATTTGATTTTCTTCAAATGGTATAGGTTCATATTTTTCAACCTTTTTTGGATCGTTTGGATCGAATATTGGTTTTTGATATAAAAATCCCTTTACAAACATATTTTGAATGTTTGAATATACAGGATCAATTAAATCTGCTGGTATATTAATAATCCCCAATATACCCGCATTGGTATATTCTTCATGAATGATCTGTTCAAAAAATAACTCACCTTCAGTTAAAAACTGGCGGAATAATGCCCACCCATTATTATGCAGATCATAATATTCTATATACTTGTTCCATTCCTCTTGAATTTCGTTTTTCTTATCAGAATCCAGATCTGTATTTTTAAATTTCAATAAAACTATTTCATCATTCTCATCGGAATTAATAGTTTCATCACATATTTCATCCAATGCGTCAGCAATTTCGGAGAATGCTGCCATGGTTCTATAATCCCTTAAACGTCCCGGCTTATCCTCAGACGCAGAAGCATACATAATATCACCAAAGGACTTATCCCTTTCAATTGCGGAGAAAGCGGTATTATTATATGGATTGTTAAGTGTTACCGAATTCTTGGCAAGTGCTTCCGGTCTACGCATTCCAACCTTTTGGAAATATTTGTATTTTGTATTTTTAGCCTCGTCCGTGTTTAATACACTATAATTATAAGGTAAACGGTTCTTGAGATAGGTTTGCATTGACCTATCGTACATTCCAGATTTTCCATCTCTGGATAAATTGCTCCTATTATTAGGATTATTCTGAATACCTGCCATATATGTTATTTAGTTAAAAATTCAAAATAACAACTGATCTATTAGTATATACTCATCAAACTCCGTCAATACATTTTCCCCAAGTTCAGTCAACAATCCATTATATATTATAACATCGGAGTTTATATTATAAAAAAAAACGTAGAAGCTGCCCACCCAGCATCGTTTGCCGTTATAAAAACACCTGTTCCACTTAGACTCAAATAATTAGAACTTAAGCCGATTGATACCATATTATCATTAATAGTCGTAATTATATTATTTGGTAATCTATAAGCAGAAATAGTGGGAAATTTTGCAGTATTTATTTCTTCTAATGTTAATTCTGGTATGACATGAGTAGCACTTAGATACCATTTATTATCAAACCCAAATCTTTTACCATAAAATCCGTAAGTTTTATTGTTTATGGATTTCAAACTAATTGTGGTATATGCCATACCATTTATAAAATAATTAGTAAACTCTGGATATGCGGATATTAATATACTATCCGTAGTGGCATTATCACCGGATAATGACCAATATTCATCATAACCATGAAGATTAGCCCCACTAGATACAGCTACAAAGTTGGTATTGACAACATAAATGGGTGCTTGTGGGGTTTCCAAGGCTGGAAATATCCAGCCTTTAACAGTAAATGATGTATTACCGACAATCTTGTATTTTTCGGAATTATCTATATTCGTTGGATTTTCATAATCAATGTTTCCAGACCAAGTAACTTCGGTTCGGATTTCATCCGTGAAATCCAATTCAAATTCTTCTGGAATTTTCCAAGATATTATAAAATATGGGTTACACCATGGAAAAATATTAGACGCTATTTGATCTATGTCTTCCTTATAATTGGCAACTATAGATACATCTATATCCATAGTCACAGGAACGGGCATTGGGATTCTCGATATGTTCTTATCGTTGATGTGTGGTCGGGTCATTCTCTGATCCTTAAATTGGATTCTAGAAGAGTCACGCTTTACATTCTTTTGTTCCATGGATATCACCGGAAGAGTGATATTTTTAGCCTGATTCACAATATCATAGAGAACCCTATTCTTTGGTCCAAAAACATATCTTACGTTTATTTTCTCTTTTGGTTGGAAATCTTTAGTATATCTGTAAACAAAGCATCCATCAAATGCTGCTGCGAATTGAGTGAGTGTGTTAAATTGCTCCCGAAAATATGAATATTTGTTCACTATTCATATTTAATCATATCGACTCATCCAACTCCCCCATGCATCCAAATATTCCGATTCTTCCGATTCTTCCTCACGAACATCCATCTCGACAGCATCAATATATCGTTGTGGTAATTTTATAGTCTTTACATTTTCACTCAACCATATAATATAATTTGGATCTTTTTCAGCAATCTCATCAAATATTTCTCCTTTATATTTTCCAAACGTTATAACGTCTTTATATGGGTTTATTGATTTCATATAAATCCTATTTTTCTACTTTCAAATGAATTTTCAATATGATTGTCTTCAACATTGAAAAACTCTGCAAGAGTCATGGGTTCAGTTATTGGTCGATCAACTTCTAGATGATTTGCAAGTTTTTCACATTCATCAATACTTAATTCGGAAAATTTATATTCTAAGAACATACGACCCTTTCTCATCAATGCTGGATCTATTTGACCAATATCACAATTAAATGTTGCTATCACCTTCAATCCTAGAGAATCTTTTAAAAATCCATCCGTTAATCCTAAAAGATTATTTGTAGCGGAATTTCTTTGAATTGATAATACTTCTTCAGCATCTTCAATCAATAAAATTGAATCTTTGTTATTCATCATAAATGTTACAAATTGAGGAGATGATATAACACTAAGCATCGATGGTGCAATATATATTACCTTCTTTTTAGAATTTGTTATAATATGTTTAATATAATTTGATTTACCAGTTCCGGGATCACCATGTAATAACATAAGATTTTCCGTTTCTGTTTCAATAAATCTTTTCATTTTTTCATGTGGAAATTTTTCACCATAAAATAAATCATATCGATTTCCTTTAATTGGAATTGATTTAAATTTTGTTTTCTGTGTAAATAATCCGCTCTGATTTTGAGCAATCAGATAAAATTTATTACTATCTTTAGATACATCTATTAAAAATTTATTGAGACTTTTAATAAAATTTTCAATAAAAATCTTATTTTCAATCGTAGGGAGACAGGATATAAAAATAGTATCTTCTTTAC